CGCCTTTGCCGACGTCTTTTATTCTCATATGCTGATACCTCTTTGTGCCATCAGATTGCGGATGGCTTTGTAGTTTTGACGGATTTCTGCATCTGATAATGCTCTGTTGTAGACTAGGCAATAGTGCATTGAGCCTGTCATATACACCGATGTGTTGTATCTGCCAAATTCTAACGCACAAGAAGTATCATCCATATCTGCAACAGGTGTCGAAGATTCGCCGACAATAGAAAAATCGCCCAAAATAATTTTGGCCTTCTGATTCGGCCTCCAAACACCACTATATAAGTTGTTCCCCTCTGTATATGCCATGGTTGCGTTTGGCGTTCCACCTGATGTGGCTACTTCTTGGACAAAAAACGCTTTATTGCCCAAAGCCCACGCACGTTGATTTGTGTCTGTTTTGTATTGACCAACAAAGAAAGGTGAGTCAGATGAATTTCCATTTGCCACAACCATAACCGTTAAGCCGTCTGTATTGCTCCACATCGCCTTTGTTGTGCCTGCCACATAATCATCCGTTGCAAACGCCAGTCCAGAAGATGACCACGTTGGGTCATTGGTATCTGCTCCTGCCGTACTGCCGAGAGTGCCATTGTAACCGCCTTTGCGGTCAGTCAAGACTTGCCCTTGCCCTTCATCGAAGCGATATTCAGCCACTAAGCCTTGCTGAACAATTCCCTTGCCCTGCATGATTTGTCTAAGTATACGATTCATATCATCACCCCTAAACAGGAGCAACTGCGAGAGTGATGGTGTTGACGATAGAAGCAGTAGGAGTATAAGCACCTATCGTCTGTAAGATGCCGTACAAGTCATTTCCTGCCAACGCAACCATTTTGTTGATGCCATCATCCTGCGACCATAACGTATCACCTAAGTCAGAAGGAGTGGAAATAGTGATGAAACCGAGATATTTTGCCCTATCAGCAGAAGGAAGATTGAAAGCGGCGTTATCTGCAATAGCCGTAGGAGCGGCGTTGTAAAGATGAAGTTTGTAGCCGGAGCAACCGGAAGGAACTGCGGCGGTATCGATCCGCATGGTTGCACCGAGAATAGCGATGGTTTCGCCAGCTGCGCCAACGTTCTCGAAGGCCAATACAGTAGGTGCGGAAGTGCTGTCTGATACCACATCGAGCGCGGCATAGGCATCAGTATAGTTGCCTCTGGTCAATGTTTCAGAAACAGGCTTGCCGGTTTTACTGCCTGTCAGTTCATTAGGCGTGAGCGCCCATGCAGTACCGTTGTAAGTGTATTTTTTGTTTTCATCTGTAGTAACGAAGTAATCACCAGGGCGCATTGAAGTGAAGGCATTCCTCTCTGCCAATGAGCCGTAGTAAGTGTTATAAGCGCCTTTTTGAATAACTGCCATGTATATTCCTCCTATCTGTGTTTGCGTGGCTAGATGCTTGCCCCTGTGCCTCCACAGGTATTCCTCCTATCTTATTTGAATAACAAAATAGAGGCGATTATCGCCCCCATAATGAAACCTTGGTTTATAGATTTATCCGTTTCCATCCTTGGCTTGGTGAGTATTCAAAGGTTCCGTAATCATTTGTAGTTCCTGTTTGCTCTGCACTTATTGTTGATGCGTCTAATTCAAATAATGTTTCCGATGTAACCCTGTTTATAAGCTTTACATTGTCGAAATACCATATACAGCCATAGCCATCCCTGGAAGTGTCAAACGCAAAGCCACCAGAAACAAAATTCGTTGAGAAGTCTGCTATCGTCTTGTCTTGATATAGGTAATCGTAATAGTTGTTTCCGCCAGATACCCCATCCTTATAACGATTGCCAATCTCAAAATCAATATCCCAGACATAGCGAGTTGTCATGTTTGTTGCAATGCCTAGCGTAAGCCTTATGGCTGAATCAGGGATAACCATAGCACCATGATCCGGGAAATCCGCCAACGATGAGTAGTCATAATTGCCATCAACGGCATAGATACCAAGGTTCGTGTATGACTTATTGAGATTCGACTGAATGCCAGCCCTTAGCATGACATGGTTATCAATGACATATTGCTTATCAAGAACAACCCACAACATGCCAGTACCCATCTTGCCATTATTGACCATTGCCAGCTTTCCGCTAGAGTTTGTGAAACTTATGCTTGCGTCGCCGGAATATCTCGAATGCTCGCGATAGCCAAGCGATAATAAACCGCCTTGACCAGCGTTATAATAAATGCCTTTATCACGCAGAAACGATGTGTCTTTATGGCGAATGTTGCGGATGCGTGAAAATGAATCGCCATCTTTTTTATAAATTGCGTTCCCCATTATCCAATCACCTGCCAATTAGTGCCATCGCTGATGATTTGGCAAAATTGATTTGCCGTCAGAGTTTTTGTTGCGCTGCCGTCGATGGTTTCAGATGAATCGCCATCGATCGTGACTGTGTCAGAGCCGATGTTTTTGATAATGCGGATCACGCCTGTGTTGCCTGCCGCTGTGAACAATGTGACTGTGGTAGTTCCACTAACTAAGACAACTTCTTCTCCGCTTGCCTCTAAGGTTGTGGCTGTGCTAATGGAAACAATGTCGTAGCGTGAATAATCGTTAGTGTCAACCCATACAGACTTGGCAGGTGCGCTTGTCGGCTCATCATCCTGGACAAAGATTTTGCCGTTCCCTTTGTTGTCATCCTCGCTCAATTTGCTGTTGTCAATAAGTTTGCCGAAGTAGTCTTTATAATTCTCTGTGCGTTGCGTAGAGAATGAATCTGACTTCCTCTTTGTAGCTGTTACCGTTGTTTCAAGCGTTGTGCCGTCAATGTCCTCAACGGTAACGCTTTCGATTAGATAATAGGTATCAGATGAAATCCCAAACGTAGGCAAGTTGACCTTTAACTTTGTTCCAGCCACCCAATCGTTTGTAAAACTGCGGAAGGACAAGGAATAAGGCATTGTGCCATAGCGTTTCAAGGCGTTATTCGCCGCTGTGGTGGCATCGGCATCGCTCTTGATGTTAGTGTCCTCTATGACATTGCCATACACGCCCGACGAGTATGTGGAGCCTTCTGCCGTCTGCCTAGCACTTATTTCCGTATCGTCTGTGACAGCCACTTCAATGGTTGATCCGTCTGTATCCTGCGCCCCTCTAACAATTTGCTTGTTACGATACTCGGCAAGGGAAACGCTGACATCTGTTATAAAGAAGTCTGTAAAAGCGCCGCTTTCAACAATGTCATGAGCGGCATCCGATACAGTATCTTCTGCAATAAATTGAAGGTTTCGAGAATCATCAATGTACCACTTGAAGCCGGAAGCCGATGCCATATCATCTAGGACACCCTTAACCGATTTGCAGACAGCAGAATAGGTCGGTATGGTTGCGCCGTCTGAAATTGTTCCTGTGCCAATGTTGTCATCTGCGCCCGTTGCGTTAAGCACGCCAAGCATCGCCGTAACGATTGCCCCAGCAGTTGTTTCTTCTGTAAATGTTGATGAAGTGGTGCGCCGGGAAGGGATATCACTATAGCCATCTGATGTGATGTCAAGTTTAAGTTTCAGCGAGGATCCTGCGCCCGGCTCTAATTTACCCATGCGAACTGTTTTAATAACACCGCCGAACACAACAGTAGAGCCGTCTTTGACTTGTAAATCATGCCCTATCACATCAACATAGGATGAAGTGGTAATAAGAGAGAGCGAACAACTATTGCGATTGTCCGCTCCCTTTTGCACCAACAATGTGCCTGTCTTTAGCAGGGATGATTTGTCTACGCCCTTTATATATGCGCTATACATTATGGCCTCACCCCTGCCAATTTCAGTCTACTCACTATTTTATCGCCAAAGACATCAATATCCCGGTCACTCATGATGGTGTTGCCTGTGAAGTTTAAGATAGTATTTCCCATTGCCTTGCGGTTTGCATCCGCATTCATAATGCTGGGCGTTAATGTGGTCTTGGTTATTAAACTCTTGTTGCTAAGCGATGCAGATTCGGTGTCCGGGCCGCCCGTGAATGCACTCTTGATCTTTTGTGCTGTTCCCTTGATGCTCTCTTTCAATTCAGCAGCCTTGTTTTTTATGCCGTTGATAAATCCGGCGATAAGGTCTGCGCCCCATTGGAACGCCTGTCCAGGCAACGCCTTGATAAAGTCAACGGCCTCTCCGATTTTACTGACAACAGCTTCCTTGATGCCCGTGACTGTGTTCTTGATGCCATTCCATAGGTTTGTAAAGAATGGCCCAACCTTATCCCAGTTCTTTATGACAACAAACGCAATGGCGGCAATAGCAGCAATGGCAGCGAGAGCAAGCCCAGCCGGGCCTAGGAGAGCGGACAAGACGCTGATAAATCCTTTCCCTGCCGAGAACGCTTTGGATGCTTTGCCAACCGCGCCGAACACGCCACTTAAACCCAATGTTAATTTGCTTGCAATCGTTAGGACAGGACCCATTGCAACCGCAGCCCCAACCAGTCCTAGGATGAATTTCTGCATTCCCGGCGATAAGTCACCAAACCACCTGAACAAATCGGAAAGTTTACCAGCTAACCCCTTAATTGCCGGAATAACTGTGTCCGTCAGTATGGGCTGCAATGCTTCAAGCGCAGGCAAGAATGCAGCGCCTATTTCTGATCCAGCATTTTTTATCACAGCCTGTAATTTCTGCATTGAATCATCAAACTTGCCCAATGCAGTTACATTCTCGTCAGACATGACAGCGCCAACATCGTGCGCCTCTTGCTGTAGCCTGTGCAATTCGTCTGTGCCTGCGACGATGAGCGGATTCAGTTCCTGCGCCGACTTGCCGAAGATTTCGTAAGCAAGCGCATCGCGCTCAGCTTCGTTGGCAACATTGCCTAAAGCGCCGATTGCCTCTGACCAAACATCTTTTGCGCTGCGCAGAGATCCGTCTTGATTCGTAATGGCAACGCCCAATGCTTGAAACGCCTCTGCCTGTTCGCCCGTGCCGTCTTTGGCATCTGCCATGCGCTGTGTCATTTTATACATCGAATCCGTCATGGTAGAAACTTCGACATCGACAAAACGTGAGGCATATTGTAATTCCTGCAATGCTTGTGTCGATATGCCCGTCTTGTTTGCCATTGTGATAAGGTCGTCAGCAGTATGTCCGGCAGTAATAGCAAGGCCGGTCAGCCCTGTCACGGCTCCGACGATGGGAACCGTGATGCCCTTTGTCAATGAAGCCCCTGCCGATCCTAGGCTCTTGCTTGTTGCTTTCAAGTCCTTGGAGATGTTTTTCATCTGCGTCTGAAATTCTTTTGTATCTGCGCCTATCTTCACGATAATCGACCGTATGACATTGCTCATTTCAGGCCTCCCATCTCATCTAAAATTTTGTTCATGGCATCCACCATGATATTTGCCACAGCATCTTTGCTTTCATCGGCGGCAGGGCGAAGGAATGGCTTTTCGTCTATGTCAGAATTTGTTTTCTTGCCGAAGTAAAAAAGCCGATGCCCCAGTTCAACACGGCTTGAATATGGCCTTCCTGCCTCATCTTTTGCGTTTGACCTAACCGAAGCGAATACTGCGGTTGTGTTTTTTTTGCTTGGCTTTGAGATTTTTAGCGATTTCGCCAAGGCGCCACTTCTGTTTTTTATTTTCCCCTTGGCCTTTGCTAAGACAACCTCGGCGGCATTTATGGCTGGCTCCCTAAGTTTTTGCGTGGCTTCTTCTCCCAAGTCAGCAAAGGCTTTCATGAGTTCGTCAAGCCCCTCTATTTCAAACTCATTCACGCCTCCACCTCCACACCGCCGAAAGCCGCATTCAGCATCCTGCACATATTCATCATGTCATTGTCAGTTTGCTTGCGTTCCTTTTTTACCGTTTTGCCTTTGTATTCTTCATATGAAATGAAAGTGTCTTTGCTCATGTGGGGATATATCGACAACCACATTTCCCATATTTTTTGCTCTTGTTCTTCCTTAGATGCTTTTCTTATAATTTCAGCCCCAACCCCAAAAGGGGCGTTAAGGATATAGTCAATATTGCCGTATCGATGCAGGAGCAAATCTATAATGTCGGTTTCTCTATTTGCTCCGCAGATTTGAAAAAATCGGATAGCCCGGATAATTCCTTCATCTGCTTAACGATGCCAATAGATTCTTTAAGCGGAAGATTGCCAAATTCTTCGCCCGACATATTTACCAAGGAGCCGATGAACTCATTGATTTCTGTCTGCACAAGATGGGCGTTTTGGATAATCTTGTTTAATATTTCGATGCCAAATTTTTCATCCCAGTTTTCATCGTCTATATCGATAGACTCCAAGTCGATTTTGATGCCGATTTTGTTGACGATCCGGCTCATTCTAAAAATATCATTGGTTGTAAGTTGCCTCATAAATCCTCCTTACAAAGAAAGGGGAGCCGAAGCCCCCCATTGATTACGCAGCTGCCCGAACAACATGAATGGTGTAAGTCTTGGGCGCTTTGTTGGTTTCTGTGACAATAACGGTAATATCCGTGATTTCTCCTGCCGTGAGTGCAATAGCCGAGGATGCTTCGCCCGTCGCTACGGTGGAGCCATTGACGGTAATCGTTCCGGCTGTTGCGGTCGGCGTTACAGTGATGGATTCCACGGCGTTCAGAACAGCGGCAACATATTCGTAGGTAGTTCCAGCCGCCGCAGGAGATACAACCGCAGAGCCACTCAGTGCAAAGAATGGGGTGGTCAACCCAGTGGAGGTAGCGATTGCAAACACAGGCTTGCCGCTGGGCTTGATGGTCGCGGTAAACGGAATCGCTCCATCAATCGGCGAGTCTCCGAACTTGAGTTTCGTGATTAAGCCAGTAAAGGTCCAGGTCGCAATCGAGTTCGGGAAGGTGACGACTGTTGTCCGCGTGGTCCCGGCGTTCATGTCGGTCAACATGGCGTACTGCCCGGCGGTGTCGGTTTCATCGAATAACCCCTCAATGGCGACGTCCCCAGCTTCCAAAAGACCGGCGATGAATTCCTTGTAGTTGTCTGCCGACTGGTGCGTGGTGACGTCAACGGTTTCGGCAGATATCTCTATGCCGTTGATGTTCCTAAGCTGGGCGACTGTTGCGCCATTCCAGGACAGCCCCGTCCCAAAAGCATGTTTAGGCATCTTATCACTCCTTTATGTAATTGAATTCAAATTCTAGATCGATGGCGTGGACTTTGATCGTGCCGTCTGTGTTTGTTTCGGTGGTCGGCAACTCGTTGATTTGTTTGACCCATTCTACACTCGCGCCGCCCATGTCCCCAACATAATCGCAGAGGGCAAGTTTTATTTGTTCGGCGACGGCTCTCGCGGCCGCCCTTGTTGCGGCGTAAACCGTGAATTGGTAAGTTGGTGATTCATTCGCAATCTGCCCCTGGTGTGTATGTTCCTTGACGTCGCTGACGCATTGCCAGACGACCGCAGGAAGGACTGTATCTTGCGGCAGATAGTCGAACATGAACCGTCTGCCAATCAGGGCCGTAAGGCCGGGGTACGCTAAGAGGTAGGCCGTGAACGCTTCCTCGATGTGCACTTAAACCACCTCT